GATTTGCCCTATGAATGAGAGTGTCTCTGCTTCTAGTACATCCTCGGCACCACCAGGCGTCGCTGGCATATACCACCATAGAGAAGGCCGCCCTGACGCATCTGTGACCTGTCTTATCTCTGGGTGATTAGGCATCTACCCTCCGAATACGTCTGGGCTGGGTGGGGTCATCTTGCCGTTCATCTTCTTGGTCATGGCGATGGCCGCTTTCAGTCCGTTGTCTTCCACGAACCTGCGCCGCTCTTCGGCGCTGCCGGTGCGTATCCGGTTCTCCATAGCCCGTGTGCTGATAGTCTCCCGCATCAGCGGGATGGGCGTGGCTTCCTTAGCCTCATTGTGCAGGCCGGTCACTTCGTCTATCAGGTTGAATACCACCTGGGTGAACTCACTTATCGCCATCACTTACCCCGCAAAGTCTTGACCGACGCGGCTAGGACTGGGAGCTTGGGGTGTGAGCGGCTGACGAGGGGGTCGTCCGCCCGGCCCACCCCCAAGCCCTCCTCCAGGCCCGCCCATCGTCTGGTCAAGTGGTAGATTATCCGGCCCCAGTATCGACTGCTCCAGTGGGCTGCCAGGCGGTGGGGCACCGCCGCCCTCAGTCAGGGCCTGCTCGCGCTGGCGCTCCAGCATTTCCAGCAGCCCCAGCTCCCGTGCTACTTCCTGTGCCAGCAGCTTCTGCACCATAGCGTCGGAGCGCACGAAGTCTTCCAGCAAGCGCCGCCGCTCTCCGGTGGCGTCTTCCAGCCGTGCGTCGGCGCTCCAGTATGTCTCTCTGCTCTTCAGCCCTGCCTGCACTTCGCGCATACCCATCTCCCTGTGCTGCAGCTGCAACACCGGGTCAACAAGTTCGAACGAAACACGCACGGAGTAGTCGTGCTCTATCTCCTTGGGCGATATGTCGTGGCCCTTGACATACAAGTCCAAGTCCATCACGTCGATGAGCTGCAATATGTGGCTGCCAGCCACGCTAGCCAGGTGCTCCAGCTGTTTGGCCGGTGCTACGAAGCGCCGGGACGCGCTGGTGGAGAGTATGGCCTGCTGTCCCACGGTGGAGACGCCCTGTTCGCGTATCCCGGCCAGCGAACGGGAGTATGTGCCCAGCTCCAGGTCTTTATCTAGCCATTCTTCTGAAGCGAACATCCAGCGGGGCAGCTGCTGCATCTCCATCCGGCCCACATCACCCCTGGTATTGACCTCGATGATGTCGCCCCGCGCTAATTGCTCTTGCAGCTCGGCTGCTTCGCCGGTAGTGATGATTGGGTTGAAGGTAGCCTCTATCAAAGCGTTGTGTCGGCCTGCCACCGCCTGGGCTTGGGCCTTCAAGGTGTCCAGAGCGTGGTCGATAAGCCCTACCGCCATATAAGAGGGGTCAATCTCGCTGCTGCTGGTGGGTTCTTGCCCGTAACCGGAGAAAGCGTGGGCGTATGGGACGAATCCCCACGTGTTCTTCTCCACAAAGAGCATCTCACCGGCGTCTGTAGCCAGTGCGTGCCAGCAATCCGTCCACCACTCGCTGCAAAGCACCATCTCAAAGGGGTTTTCCTTGAGTTCGTAGACGTTTACCTCCACCGGGCGGCCTTTCCCCTTCTGTTCTTGCCTTCCAATGGTCAAATCGTGCAAATCTTGGGCCAAACGGTGGGTATGCTTGATGGCAATCTGCGGTTCCTTGCGCAGGGGGTCTAAAAGCACCCTGGCCGGGTGCGGGGCGCGGTTTCGGAAGGGCATCATGGTCTTTTTCTTGTGTTCCCAGAGCCTTCGCCGCTGCTGGAACTCTTCTTCGTCCTCACCACGGGCCTTTTTCGGCTTATCGCGGCGGTTCTGCAGCACATCCGTCTCCAGACCCGTCTCAATCACCGAATATCCGTAGAGCAGCAGGTGTTTCCCCACCTGTTTCCACGTGAGGTTGGGTTCCAAGAGGGCCGCTTCGTCCATTATGGCCTTCAGCCCCGGCTCCAGCATGTCGGCGTTACGCTTATGTTCCTCTCCGGTGCCTGCCGGGGAGCGGCTGACCAACGGTTCGTGGGCCAGCTGGTGGTCTACGGCGTGGTCTACCAACGAACGGGCGCGCATGGGCTTGAACCACTCGGGTCTGTCCATCCCTTCGGGCCACAACTGGAACGTCCGGTTGTAATATGTGTCGATTTTCTCCCACTTGGTGTGGGTATTACTCCACAAATCTCCCAGATACTTGCGGTACTGGCCTATAATCTCGATGGTCGGCTTGTCCGCCATCGTCCCGTGTAGCGCCATCACCACCTGCCTTTACGTAAAGGGTTGAGTATCTTGTCCCAAGACGACATATTGGTGTCTCTTAGCTTCCCCACCGGCTGGGCTTGCCTTCTCAGCTGCCACGCCACACCCACAGCCAGCGGGTAGTCGTCGTGAGCGCCGGTCTGTCCCTCTATCCGCCCGTTCTTCTGCGGGTTCCTTATTATAGAGTAGAACTGGGCCAGCCCCTGCTCGCTGGCTATCGTTATAAGCCGGGAATTGACCGCCTCTATCAGCTCACCCCACAGCACATAGCGGCTGCGTTCGTCGGTGTGCCAGCCCGCCTTGTCCGAATCCCGGTAATACAATCTGGGATAGCGCATAGCCTGTGCTGAAGCTATCGTCAGTATGCCCCAGTCGTTATCTTCTATAGCCCATATGGGGTTCATGTAGCGCTGCAGCAGCTTGGAGCTAGCCACCGCCAGCTGGTCTGGTGGCAGCAGGTTGGTCTGCAGGTCTGCTACCACATAGCCCGTGACAGTATCCAGCACCACGGTCACCGCGTAGTCGTAGCCTGAGCCGTGGGATGTGTCCGTGCCAGCAGTGTAGCGTTTTCCAGGGTGAAAGTCCTGGTATATATTAGCAGTTATGCCGCCGCAGTCCAGCGTAGTAGCTGGCGGGCGCACATCATCTTGCATAGCGCGCAGTATATCGTGGTCGAACGCTGCTATAGTCCGTGGCGGTGCTAGCGCCTCGTCTTCTGACGCCGGGTATTCCTTCTCAAACAGTGAAGCGTCGGTGTATTCGTTGCGCCGGGCATCGAACCAGGCGTTATCCCGGCCCGGCCTGACGTTCCAACCATAGAACAACTTGGTAAAGCCGTTTCTGGGGGACTCTTTATAGAGCCTCTTGAAGAGAGAGTCAGCGTTATTGCCGTTTGATGTGGAGACGAGTATCATCTGGCCCCCACCGTCATCAATGGTAGGCTTGACCGCCGCGTAATTCTGTTCCAAGTGGTCGTGGTAGTCAGCCTCGTCCATCACCACCAGTGACGCCGTAGCCGAACGCCCCGCCTTTTCGGTTGAGGGGAGCGCCATTATATTGGAATGAATCTTGGGGAACTCCAACTCTTGCCGGGAGTCCACACCGAGTGGGACTCGCATGGTTTCCGGCAGGTGCTCGTATATAAAACGACACTTAGCCAGCAGCCGCTTCGCCTCTTCTTCACCCTGCGACAGCAGCAGTATCAAAGCCCCTTCGAAATAGAGCGCCCGCCACAGCGCGTACCCCGCCAGCAGCCAACTAGCCCCGGTCTGCCGACTCTTCAGCCACACCAGCAGCCTGCTTTCTTCCAAGGTCTGGCAGACTTCCATCAAGTGGGGCCACCGTTCGAACCGTATCAACCCCCTCTGGGGCGGCGGCTCCATAACGTACACAAAATCCAGGAAGTCAGTGAACACCCTGCGGGCCAACTCCTGCTTGATGGTGTCCCCGGCTCCCAGTATCGCCTGCTTCTGCTCGTCCGTAATCGTAGCCACACAAATCACCCGCTACGAGACTACAATACCCGTACTCTCCACCACCTGCTGCTCATCACCCTTCACTTCCTGCTGCAACGACAACAAATCCCGCAGCTCCTGGGTGGTGAAAGCGTCCAAGTGGTGCGTTATGTTCACATCTACGTCCATATCCACCTGCTGGATGGCTTTACCCCACCCACGGTTCAGCAATATGTCCGCAGCAGCCAGCCTATCACTGACCTTAGCCTCTGGAAGGTGCCCACCAGCTATATCCGTCAGCAAACGTATCAGCGAACCACCATCCCTGGTAGCCTTCCGTACCTTCTCCGCTAACGCAGTACCTAACTTGGGCCGCCCAGTCGGGTTCCCAGACTTGCCCGGAACCCACTGGTGTGATTCTAATTGCTCTGGCACACAGTCCCCCAATGTTGTGATACTACCATACCACCCCTAACTGCTGCAAAAAACTCAAAAAATTCTGTGTGATTCTGGCACAGATTCTTTGAGATTATGCTGTGGATTTTAAGAGATTCTGTCACAGATATTAAGAGATTCTGTCGCTACGAGTTAGCCGTGCTCCTAGTTCCCCCACCCGCACCCGAACCCGACCCCCCCTGTCGCTTTTCGGGGGTAATGGCTGCTGCTTGGGTATCACAGCCAGGAATTGACTCTGCTGTAGCAACGTGGTAGCTTAGTTGACAGACACCGCAAGTACACGCCAGGAGGTAGCCACCAAAACTGAGACGCCTGGAACACGACCCAGGCACGCACCTTAACAACAGAATATACCCGCTTATGTGTTCCTGGCTGGCTGTAGCCGTCAAGGATGTAAGACAATGGCTAAGAAAACCAAAGCTCAACTCGTAGCACAAATGCA